GCCGGACTTCGAGGCCTTCAAAGTGCGGCCTGGCACGTCGAATAAAGTCTATTCGAAAACAGGCACCGTGGACGACTCGGGGCACACGCTTTTCACCACCACACCCTACCCGACCTCCATCGAAGCAACGCGCACGCTCTCCGCCCGCGTCCACGCCAGCACTTACCTCTACTTCTGCGCCAGCCTTCCCGCCAGTTCGCGATTTTCCACCGAAGTGACCGGCCAAAACCCGCGCAAGCTGTCCGATGAAATTGTAGTGACCGGTCGCTTTGCAGACGGCGGAGAAACCGTCATCACCTACCGCAGCTACGCCAGTGCCCCGGCCAACGTCCAGGCAGCCATCGACCTCGACATCCGCGACAGCGTGGAAGGGTTTGATGCCAATGAGATCGAAGGCACCCCGTGGTTTGAATGCAGCGATCAAGTCGTCCGCGGGTACGAGGAAGCCTGAGCATGAAGCCGCTCCCCGAGATACCGCCCGGCCCCGAGGCATGGAAACGCTTTGCAGCCGGGGTGCTCGCCGCCCTCCGCGCCCGCACCCCGCTCCGCAGCCCCACCGCCGAGATCGACGAAAAAAACGATGGCTTTTTCGTTCTGCCCAAAATCCCCGCAGCCCGCCGCCTCGTCTCCCCGCTGTTCTTCGTCACCGCCAATATCACCGTTTCCCCGCTCGGCTACGCCACCATCACCATCCCAGCCCCGGGCGTCGCCGACCACACCCCCATCGCCATCGAAACCGGCTCAGCCACGCCCAGCCAGGTCATCTTCACTCAGCAATACGTCTCCGGGGAAAACATCACCGTTCGCGTCTATAACCCCAACACCGTCACCACCTACACTCTGGCCGATCGCATCTCCGCCCGCGCCCTCCTTTGACACCCTTTCCCCCGCGTGAAGCACCACCTCAACCGCCAGCGCCAGCGCAACGTCCTCGGCCTGAATAACCCCGCCGACGTGACCCTCCGCGAGGTCAAGCGCGGCGACAATTCCACCTTCGAGGTGATCGTCTGCGACGACTTCGGCGCCGCCGTCGAGCTGGATGCCACCCTCACCCTCACCGACTTCCGCTTCACGGCCAAAGTCGTGGGCGCGCTCGGGGCGGAAAGCGCCATCGTCAGCGCCACGAGTTACACCAAGACCGGCACGGGCAGCGCCACCGTCTATACCCTCGCCCCGGCATTCACCGGCACCGCGCTCGGCGATCTCTTCCCCACCGGCGGCACCCAGCGCACGCCCGCCGATGCCACCGCCCGGCTCGCGCTCACCGGCCTGCTCGTCAACGCCGTGGTGCGCCAAGTGGACACCGGCGAATACTGGATGCTCACCAATGCCGCCGCGCCATCCAGCGCCGCGAGCTGGTCGCTGGAGGAGGCCCGCGAGAACTACGTCGATCTCGCCGGTGAGTTCGAATACGTCCTCGATGGCAAGCAATTCAGCTACCCCACCTTCACCCTCCGCGTGTGGGACGATGTGAGCAAAGGCAACGAGACCACCTCCGGCGCGTTGCCCGTGTCCAACGCCTTCGTGGGACTCGCCCTCACCGCCTTCACCGGCGGCGGCAGCACGGCTCTCGACGGCCTCGACATCACCGGCTTCCCCGTGGGCTCGATCGTGCAGATGGTCGCGAGCAGCGAGGGCGCGCTGAGCTCCTGGCAGCTCACCGCCCCGGCTGCGATCACCGCCAATACCGTCGCCAACCCCACCGTCGTCACCAGCGCCGCGCACGGACTCCCGGCGGGCACCACGGACATCGTCATTGGCGGCAGCAACAGCACACCCACGATCGACGGCGCGCGCACCGCCACCTACATCGGCGCGAACACCTTCAGCGTCCCCGTCAACGTCACCGTCGCCGGCACCAGCGGCTACTGGGGCCCCGCCGAAAACGCCGCCGCCGGCATCGTCCGCCCGGACACAAATTACCTCGGCCGCTACTGGACCCGCATCTCGCCGACCAGCGGACGCGCATCCCTGTCCGGCAACGTCACGCGCACCAGCGACGCCACGCTGACAAACACCGGACTTTCCGCACTCGATGTGCCAGTGGTGGCGGGCGAGCGGTATCGGATCGAATACACCGTGCAGTGGAGCATCGCCGGGGTGACCAGCGGCGCGCAGTTCGGCCTCGAATACCCGGCTCACACAGCCGCCGCATGTCAGATTGAAGGACTGGTGTTTGAAGGTGGCGCGCCCCTAGCCTATGACACCTTAACAGGAGCCGCGTTTGCGGATGCCTACAACAACAGCGGAAGCGGCGCGCCGTTGGTCCAAGTAACAACGTCTGCCGCCGACGATTTCGGCAACGTCACATTGGTCTTCGACATCATTCCATCGGCATCCGGCACGGTGAAGCTGCTCGCCGGGCAGTACGCTTCTTCTGGCAACGTGCTGACCATCTACCGCATGACCTCCGTGAACTGGGTGAAATTCTAGCAGTAAAAACCAACCAACCAACACCATGAGCATCATCGAATACATCATCGTCCCTCAACCCACCCCGGCAAACCTCGCCGCCGCCATCACGTCCAAAGCCACCGGCCTCGCGGCCCAGGGTCGCGCGGCATTCCCGGTCGCAAACCTCAAAGACTCGTCGCTTTTTGGAGAATCCGAGCCCGGCAACGCGGCTATCGCGGTCGTTCAGGACGAAGTGCCAAACCTCCTCGGGCTGCTGGATTACGCGCTGGGCAGCTCCGCGCCCGAAGTGAACGCAGCTATCGCCGCGCAGATTCACGCGCTGGAGGCGTTGAACGCAGCTATCGCCGCGCAGATTCACGCGCTGGAGGCGTGATTCTCGCGCAGATCGACACCGTCCTCTCCGCGGTGGACAAAGCCTCCGCCTCCTCGGACCGCTGGCTTTTCCTCCTCGCCCTCGCCATCATCATCCTCGGCGGCGTGGCCGTCATCCGCTACCTCGTGGCCTCGCTGGAGCGGAAGGACGCCACGCACGCCGCGGCGTGGGCCACCCAGAGCGCCGAGCACGCCAAGGAAAGGCTGGAATGGAAAATCTCGCTGGAGGAGGCCAAGAGCGGATTCCTCAACGCCCTCAAAGAGCAGCGCGATGAGTTTCGCGCCGAGCTTTCGCTTGAACGCGCCGCGACCTCCAAGATGGCGCAGACCGTGGAAAGCCTCGCCCGCCAGCTCGCAGGCTGCTCGTCCGCCGCCGGATAGCCTTTGACACCCCGCCAACGGCATGACCAACTGGCGCACCTCCCTCACGGCCTTTCTCGCGGCCATCACCTCCGCCCTCACCCTCGCCGCCGCCTTGCCCGCACAGCTTGGCGATCTTTCCACGATCATCCCCGAGGAGTGGAAGCCGCTCATCATCAAGATCGGCATCGTCTCAACCATCCTGCTCAGGGTCATCAACGGTCTCGTCGCCAAGGATCGCGTCGTCTCCGGCAACGGTACCTTCGCCGCCCCGACCATCGTCAATGACGGCTCCGGGAAGAACGTCTTCCCGCTCATCCTCGCGTGCGGCCTCGCCCTCGGCACCACCGCCTGCTCGTCCCTCGACCGCTACGAGCGCAGCTACGGCCTCCAGTATGAGGACGCCAGCGGACGCCACATCGGCGGCACCGTCCGCCTCGCCCCGCGCGCCGGCCTCGCCAAGTAACTCCGCCGCCGCCTATGAACACCCTCCTCCTTTTCGCCCTCGGCCTGCTCGGCATCGCCACCCTCGCCGCCGCGTGGGTGCGAAAAGGCTGACATGGAGATCGCCAACCAATGGCTCGCCGGCGTGCCGCGCCGCGAGATCCCCGGCGGGCTCCCGATGAGCATCCGCCGCTGCCTCGTCATCCACTTCACCGCCGGGGCCACGGGTGCTTCGAGCATCGCCTTCTGGAAAACGGCCGCGGCCAAGGGAGCATGCGCGCACCTCGTCATCGAGCGCGATGGCACCGTCATCCAGTGCCGCCGATTCGACCGCACCTGCGGGCACGCCGGGGTCTCCCGCTGGCGCGACCCAAAAACCGGCACGCTCCACACCGGCGCGAACAGCTTCTCCATCGGCATCGAGCTGGCCAATGCCGGCAGCGACGACGGCGCGATCTCCTGGGCACGCAAGCAAGCCGGTTTCCGCAGCATCCACGCCCGCCACCCGAACGGCGGCCCCGTGCAGGAATGGGAAGCCTACCCCGCCGCGCAGATCGCCGCCTGCACCGCCGTGGCCAAAGTCCTCGTCGCCTGCTACCAGCTCGACGACATCACCGGCCACGACTGCATCGCCCCCGAGCGCAAGGACGATCCGGGCCCCGCCTTCCCCATGGCCGATCTCCGCGCCGCCTGCGGCTTCACCGGCCTCCCCGCCGTCCATCGCAAGTGAGGCTCTGGCACTTCATCCTCCTGAACGCCCTCGCCGCCCTGCTCATCGCCGGCTGCGCCGCGCGGCCCGTACGCACCTGGCAGGCCGACGAGACCTGGACCCACCTAGGCCACCCCTAGCGCACCGGCTTTCCCGCCGACTTCGCCGCATGGCAGACCACGCAAGTGCCGCCCCAGCGCCGCGGCGAGCAGTAGGCGCAATGCTCGCACGTCTTGCATCCAACCGAGGGCCGGTCGCCGCCCTGGCACTTCCCCACCACCCTCTTCACCCAGGGATCCTTGCCCGGCTCTGCGGCCGCCGCGGAAAGCGCCAGCGCGAGCAGCAGCGCGAGCGGTTTCATTTCACCTCCGCCGCGTAGCCGTCGAGCATCCGGTCGCCAAACGCGGTCGGGCAGTTCACCGCCGCACCTTTGCGCGCCACGATCTCCACAGGCATCCCCACCTTCAGATCCACGCCCGTCAGCCACACCAGCCCGTTGTCGCCCGGGATCGCCGTTTTCACGAGCAGCCCCGTCGCAGTGCGCTGCTGCACCGTGCCCCGCAGGATCACCGTGCCCGCCCGGGGCCCCGGCGCAGGCGTCGCCGGGGGCAGGTATCCAGGGGGATGGCGCGTGACGACAGAAGCCGGGCGCCCCAGCCCCGTGGCAGGTCGCTCCAGAGAGGTCGCGCCCGGCTTTGAAAGAGGGTGCGGCGTGGCTGGTGGCGGCGCGGCCGGCACCGGGAGCAGTTCAGGGTTTTGCGCACTCGCGGAGAAAACCAGCGCGCTCAGGAGGATGAGGATCGTCTTCATGACGGTCGCCAGTAGCACCATCGCCGCGAGCCGTCACGCGAAATCACCGCGACGGCCCACCCGCAGGGGCGGTCGGGATCGGTGGTGAGGAAATGAGCGAGGCGTTGAAACGCGGCGGCTAGCAGCGCTTCTTCAACGGCTTTTTTGACTGGGCCTCGCTAGCCCGCGCCTCCTCAGCAACGCGCAGCACGCTTAGGCGCTCCGTGGCGCACTCATCGGCAGTCGTGTGTTTCACCGCGCCGCCCAGCGCCGGGCGGCTCCGATTCCGCTTCGCATCGAGCATCACCACCATATCGGGAACCGTGCGCAGGGATTCGTCTTCGATCATGTCGAGCACCGCGACCACGCACTGCTCCGCAAACGCATTCGGACTCCAGTTGAGCGCCGACGCATGGGGCTTCAACCGGTCGCCGACGGCGCTGGCAATCCGCAGGTTGAGGTAGGTGGACATTGTGACGCAAACAACATCGCACAGACTTTTTTTAAGAAAACACAAAAAACCATTGGACATTGACGCGACATGACGCATTATGCGTCATGCACACGAAAAGAAGACCATCTGCTCCGCCGCAGAAATGCGAGATGCAGCCCTTGCCGGCTGCGACGGGGCGAAACAAGACGGTGGCGATTGACGAGGAGCTGCACGCGAGGCTGAAGGTCATCGCTGCGCAGGAGGGGAAGATGTTGCAGGCCCTCGTCGAATCGTTTCTCGAAAACACAGTCAAAGCCCGGGAGGAGGCCGGAGCATGAGAACCCTGCCCATCGCCCTCCCGGTTTTGAAGCATCAGCTTGCCCCGGAGGAAGAGACGTTTGTCATCGCTACCTGTCAGCACTACGAGAGCGATTGGGATGCCGCCCAGTCCGGCTGGTATGTCGAGGCAAACATTCAGCATCGCCCGACGCAGGAACCCCTCGCGAAACTGCAAGCCGGACCCTTTGCCACTCGTGCGCAGGCGCTCGGCGAGCTCGCGAAGCTGCTGACCAAGATCACGACTGCGGAGGCGAAAAGAGCATGACCACCTCCATGGAACGCACCGTTAAGGCCGTGGCCATGCAGGCCGACGAGACGGCTTTGGCTCTCACCTTCATGCTTCGTCGGCTCGCCGAAGCCAATGACTGCGAGGCGCTGCCGCCGGATTTCCTCGAACACCAGGAGGATCTAAAAAGCGCACGCGGCACCATCGACCGCGTCTCCGCCGCCCTCCGCGCCGCCCTGCCCGCGGCGCCGCTTTTCCAACCCAAAGCCCCATGACACCCATGCTCAGATACATCCCCAAGACCGAATGGCAGCTCGCGAGAGAGCGCGAAAAGCGCGACTTCCGCCGAGCGAAAAAGCTGACCCTTGTCGCCCTGGTGTGCCTTGGGTTTCTCGCCTACACCTGCGCGACATCCCCCGAGGTGGCCGACTTCGCAGCCTTTCTGGCGGAGGTATGCAAGTGAGAGATCGCGAGCACACCGAAACAGTCTCGCTCGCCGGGCATTTCCGGGGGACCAGCGGCTTTAGCGACGTCGCCCTCGCCCTGCGCGCGTGGGAGCAGCGCCGCGGCTACCGCGACGAAAGCGGCCTGCTCCTGTCCAGGCATTCATGGAATTCCCAAGCCTCCGCCCAGGTCGCGGAGATCGCGCAGAAGAACCGCCAGCGGAGGGCACGCGCATGAAGGACCTTGACACGCTCGTCAACGGCAAGCAGCTCGCCGCCCTGCTCGGGCGCCACGAGACATGGGTGATCGCCATGAAAAAGGCCGGCTACGTTTTCCAATATCCCGCTTTGAAAAAGACGACCCTCCGACACGCGCTCAAGGCTTTGTCGCGCGCCCCTTCTTTCGTCGCCGACTACTACCAGCGGAAGGGCTGGGAGACGGACCCACGCTGCACAGCGTGTTTAGCAGATCGTCCGCGTCCGAAGAATTCAACCGCCGGTAAATCCGATTCACCAGCTCCGTATGCCCGATAAACGCACACACCTTTGCCGTCGAGTGCCCGGCCCGCAGCAGCCGCGTCACGACCGTCACGCGTGCGCAGTGCGCGGAGTAGGGCAGACCCAGCTTGGCAAAGAAATTGCACCAAGCCGCGCCCGCGCTCGGGGCCGGCTCGATGAGGGTCGCGCGCTTTTCCAGCCGTGCCCGCTCGATGAGCGGCAGCAGCTCGGGATGGAGCGCCGCGGTGTGCAGCTTCCCGCCCTTCAACCGAAAGGTGATCTTCCGCCGCTCCGTGTCGATGCGATCGAGCGGGACCAGCGTCTCAGTCAGCCGGCACCCCTGGCGCATGAGGACGAGGAACTGCTCGCCCATCCACCGGGGCTCCCGCTCCAGGGCCGCGAGGATTTTCACCTCATCCCCGGCTGTGATCTCCGCCTTTTCCTTTGGCGGGCGTTTCCGCAGCTCCACCTCCCGGCATGGATTCCCCGGTGCGAAGCCGCGCCGCACCGCCTCCGCCATCAGCACCCGGAAAAAGACGAAGCGCAACACCGCCGTATTGTGGCCCACGGCCCGCAGCGTCTCGCCACTGACGCGCCAGGGCACAAAGCCCTCCGCATCCGCGTAAGTGACCATCCGCGGCGTCCGCAGCCCGCGCTCGCGGAAGTAGGCCATCAGATCGATGAGCCCGTATTTTGCGCTCAGCACACTCCCCTTTGCCCCGGCGTAGCGCCGCGCAAAGTAATCCGCCGCCCACGCCTCCCATCGCTCCGGTTCGGCCACGGCCGGCGCGGCCATTTCCCGCTGAGTGTGCTCGGCCTCGATGCGCTTGGCCTTCCGACGGCCATCGACTGCCCGCTGATCGATCCCCGTGGATTGCCGCCGCACGAGCCCGGTCGCCGGATCGCGAAACTTCACCCACCAGAATCTGCTTTTTTTGCGGAGATAGACGCTCGCCATGCCGTCTGCAATGTGCCCGCCTGTGCCCAAAGTCAACAACTCAACCCAACCCCACCCAAGCCCGCGCCAGCGTTCCCGCATCGCCTTTATCTTATGAGATTCCTACCGTTACAACCAGTACTACGCGGCGTAAGAGGTAGGCGGGCCGGTGTGCCCTGTGGTGTGCCCAAAGGAGGGGTGGAATGAGTGCCGCGGGGGGCGATGGATGGACGCGCTGCGCGGATGCGCTGCCCGACTCCGATCTGACGGTGATGATTCACCACCCGGAGGAGGACGAGCCGGTGTGGGTGGGCTATCACGACGGTAAGAGGTGGCGCACCGCCGAAGGGGTGCGCGTGGCGGTCACGCATTGGATGCCCATGCCGGAGCCGCCAAGCGAAAAAGGAGGTGTGGAGTGATCGCGCGCTTCGAGGAACTGATGGGGACGGCGCGGGTGCTGGAGGTGCCGGCGTCGGAGAGTTGGCTGGCTGAGGTCCCGGCCCGTGCTTTGGAACTCTGGGCGATCGCGCACGAGCGGGCGGATGCGGAGAGGGCGCTGCGCCAGGTGGTGTGGCGGTGGCTTGGCGGGGTCAATGGCGCGCCGGTGAGCATGGAGCGAGCGCGGGAAAAGTTTGCAGAGATTCGGGAGAGCGTGGCGCAGAAGGCCGGATGGATGCCCCAACCGGATGGATTAAAGACGCTGCAAGGGCTGGCGTGGTGTCTAGGCCGTGATGATGCGTGGGAATCTAGGGGACCTTTTCGTGGCGACCGATACGAGGAGCGCTACCGGCCTTTTTATGGCGCAGGATACTCGGCGCAAAAGGCGGCCATGAAGAAAGCCGGATGCGGGGAGGCCAGAGCATGAGATTGCGTCCCGCGCAGGATGACAGCGAGGCGCGCTATGTGGCGGCCTACGAAAGCCTTTCGCCGAAGGAGCGGGCGATGCTCAAGCGGGCCGGGATTGACGGGCCGCTGCTCGATGGCCGGGCGAATGGTGGACGCCCCGTTGTGGAGAGGGAGCGCGAGGATGCGGTCTTCGGGATCACTGCGCCGGTGCTGCCGGAGTCGCCGGAGGAGGCGCTCTGCGAGCTGGCCGGGATCAGCCTTGTGCAGGCCAGGCGGGTGATGGACTGGCACCGGGCGCAGGTGGAGACGGAGATTAAGACGGAGATCAGCGGGCTGCTTTACCGGATCGTGATGTATCTCATCCGGCCGGGCATCCAGCCTCGGCTGGCGCACTGGGGGATGATCTTCGCCGCGGGGCTCGACGGGCTGGTAACCGGGGGCAAGACGCAGAGCGACATCGCGCGCTCGTGCGGGGTGCAGCGGGCGAAGCTGAACTGGTATGTGAGCCAGTGGCGCGACGTGCTGGGCTTCGCGGTCCTGAAATGGTGCCGCAGCGAGTCGGCGCGATCCAGCTACGCGGCGCGAGCCACGGCCGTCCACGCCCGCCGGAACGGGGTGCGGATGGATGCCGTCGGGGACTGACAACTTTCCAACCAACCCAAACCAACCCACACCCATGATACAAAGTCTGACCATTCCCAGCGGCGTCCAGTTTTTCAAAAAGGAAATGCACATCCCCGAGGGGCTGCTTTTCGAGGCCTGGTATGACCTCGGGCGATACCTCGCGGAGATGAGGCGCTCGGTGAACTTCTGGCAGACAAAGCATGTGCGCTACGGGCGCGGGTGCTATGGGGAGGAAAAAACGGCGGAGGCGCTGGCGCAGATGGATTTCGAGTTTGCGGATGTGAAGGCGATGGATGCGCTGCTCAAGCTGGACGGAGTGGCCCACGCGGAGCTGAGCGCGGAGCATCATTTCGTGGCGGCGCGGGCCGATGTGCCGCCGGAGCAGCGCGAGATGTGGCTGGCGACGGCGGAGAGGGAGAAGCTGACGCCGGCGGAGCTGCGGGCGAGCATGATCAAGGGTGTCGTCACGCGGGCCGAGCCGGGCGGAGGTCGGGAGAGCGGTGTGGGCAGCCCGCATGCGGTGCGGCAGCAGTTCGATTTCTGGATGAGGGAGATCGAGGGCCGGTGGGAGAATCTGCCGCCGGATCAGCTTGAGGCTCTGCATGCGATGCTGCGCCCGATTGCGGAGTTTGTGCTGCGACTCGAACAGAAGATGGCTGCGGGGGAGGAGGCGCGCGCGCCGTTCAATGAGCAGCATCGGGTGGTGGAGAAAATTCGCTTCCACTTTGCCATCGGGGCCGAGGTGAGCATCGCGAAGATCCAGCGCAAGCTGCGCCTGGGCTACAACGCGGCAAGCGCGGGCTTCGATGCGCTGGTTGAGGCGGGTGAGGTGTCCAAGGGAATCCGGGTGAAGTAGCCATGAGAGGACGCATGGAGATCGCGGCGGAGCTGCTCGGGCAGACTCTCGGGCTCGGGGTGTCTCTGGACGCCAATGGCGGGTTTTGCCCGTGCCCTGGCATGGGGCGGCACACGAAGGGGAATGGGCCGAAGGATTTCCGCGTGGTGCTCGATGGGGCTCCGACGGGATACTGCTTTCATGGCTCGTGCTCGGATGAGGTGGCGGCTTTCAACAAGGAGCTGAGGCGGAGGATATGGCTGGAAGAAAATGGACGGGAGGCACGGGCTCCGCAGGGGCACTGGGGGGAAGCGGTGGCGGCGGTGCCGAAGGGGACGGAGAAGAAGGCGCGCCCGGAGCTCGATCGCGAAAAGATCGCCGCCTGGGTGCGGGGCTGCCCGGAGGTGAATGAGGGGTGGATGCGTCGCCGCAGTGCGGTGGATGTGGGGACGGTGGATGCGCGGGGGTTCATCGATGCGCTTTACAGGGAGGGGGAGAGGGTGCTGATTTTCACGGATCAGCGGAGCCAGGGGGATTTCATCGCGTGGAAGAAGCCGGCGGAGTTGTCGGGGCCGGCGGAGGTGGGGACGTATCGGCTGGCGCAGCAGCGTGGGGTGAAGGCGGTGGCGTCGAGGCTGCCGACGGGCGGGCCGGAGGGGATGTGGTTCCTGGTGCAGCCGGTGACGGGGCAGTGGGAGGTGAAGCAGGATGTGACGCTGGCGACGGGGTCGCGGGAGGTGGCGGCGAAATACACGCGGAGGTCGCAGGGGAATGTGCAGGCGTGGCGGTATTTCGTGCTTGAAAGTGATGTGCTGTCGGCTGGGGAATGGCTGCGGGTGTTGGCGCATCTGGCGCTGCCGATCGCGGCGATTTACACGAGCGGGGGGAGGTCTATCCATGCGCTGGTGAAGTTGGAGGTAGCGTCGAAGGCGGAGTGGGACGCGACGAAGAAGACGCTGGTGGAGATGGTGTGTCCGATGGGGGCGGACCCGGCGGCTTTGACCGCGGTACGGCTTTCACGCCTGCCGGGATGCCTGCGGGGCAACCGGATGCAGGAGCTGCTTTACCTGAACCCCGAGCCAGATCATCGCGCGCTGCGGCTGCTGCCGGAGCTGCGCGGGTGAGTTTTCAACCATTCAACCCCTGTCTTTCACCGACCTCTGATGTCTCTGCTATGATTAAACGACCCCTCAACTCCCGCTTCCGCGAGATGGTGCTTTCGGACAAAAAGACGACGACGATTCGCAATAAACCGTGGCCCGTTGGCGTGCCAATCATGCTCTACACATGGACCGGCGTGCCCTACCGATCCAAGCAAGCGGACGTGGCCCCCGTGGTGGTCGTGGGCTTTTGGACGATCCGAATCACGCACCGCGCAGATGGCGGAATCATTTACGCTTGCGGGCGAGTGAACGAAACTCCGCTGCACGAAACGGAGGGCTTCGCCAGCCGGGGCGAGATGGATGAGTGGTTCCGCCCGCTTGTGCCCAAGGGGCAGACCATAGTGAAGGCGCTGATGTTGTTTCGCAGGTCGAAAGTGAGTCTTCAACCGACCACTCGATAACCAAAAGCGAATGACTCCAGCGTCCGCCCAGATTCCTTTTGCCGTACTCGAGCAGCTCCGCGGGGCTGCGGACGCGATGGGGATCGACCTGCCGGGGATGGCGAAGTTTGCGCCGACCGTGGATGTGACGACGCCGATCCGTGCGCTGGCATTTGAGTTGGGCCGGCTGCTGGCCGGGCGCGATCTTTTTCTCAAGGCCGGCGAGGTGGGGACGGTGAATGCGGAGACGGGGGAATGGAAGCGGATGGCGGCGAGGCGTTTCCCCGGATGGTGCGAGGAGTTTTGTGCGTTCAAGGCCCCAGGGGCTCGGCGGCTGCGGGATTCGCTGGCGGTGGAGGATGCGGCGCAGATCCTGGAGATGGACATTTTTTTGGAGCAACTGCGGCCGCTGGAGTCGATCCACACGATGCGGCTGCCGGTGCGGCGCGGTGGGGAGGGATGGTCGGTGGAATGGCTGCCAGAGGGATATGATGCGGAGACTCGGATCTACACGGTGGACCGGCTGAAATATCCGCTGGACTGGTCGCTGGAGCAGGCGCGGGAGTTTCTGGATGGGCATGGGGAGGAGTATCCGTGGACATGGAGCACGGAGGAGCACGGGCCGGTGGGGACGAATCGGAGCTGGTCGGCAGTGGTGGCGACGATGGTGGGGGTGTATTGCCGGGCTTTTTTCCCGCCGGGGACGCCGCGGCCGATGATGGCGGTGCTGGGGAATCAGCCCGGGACCGGAAAGAGCACGATCGTGGCGATGTGCCTGATGGCGGTGTATGGTCACGCGAGCGCTGGGAAGACGCCGAAGGACGAGACGGAGATGGATAAGGAGCTGGAGACCGCAGCGCGGGTGTTTGCGCCTTACCTTTTCCTCGATGACATCGGAGGGGGGCTGTTTTCGTCGCCGCTGAATCGCTTCATCACTGCCAGTTCGCATGCGGGGCGGGCGATGGGGGGCAATTCGGAGATGTTCCGGGTGCCGAATGTGACGCAGGTTTTTGCGACGGGTAACGACATCAAAATCAGCGCGGATCTGATGCGGCGGAGCTTGGTGGCGGAGTTGCATCTCGCCACGGAGGTGCGCGGGAGGAAGTATCGGCGGACTATCACGCCGATGTATCTGAGCAAGGAGGAGACGAGGAAGGGTTTTCTGGCTGCGCTGGCTGCGCTGGTGAGGCACACGGTGGAGACGATTGCGGAGATGAAGGCTGAGGGGGTGGATTATGCAGAGCCGGGGGGGATGGAGAGCTTTGAGGATTATACCAAGACGATCTCGATGATCGCGCAGAGGGCGGGCTATACGGACCCGCTGGCGGCGCCCGAGCTGACGGCCGGCGGCGCGGAGGATGAGGACGAGATGAGGGAGCTTTTGATCCGACTGGCAAGCGAGACGGCGTTGGATGTGGAGTTTGACCGGGTGGAGATGGTGGAGGTAGCCCGTCGGATGGGGCTCCTGGAGGGGCTGGTGGGTGGACCAGGGGACAAGGAGCTGGACAGCTCGGCAATGAAGCGCTGGGGCCGGCAACTGCAGCGTTGGCGCGGGCGGGAGCTGGTGGATGAGAACGGTCGGCGGTTTCGGTTTAGCCATCGCAAGCAGCGGCGGGGGGCGAAGTATCCGCTGACGTTCATCGCGGCGAAAGCGTAGCGCTATGCCGGCAGGAACCACCACAGCATCGCCCGAAGGGCGGACGAATAAGCCGCGCGCCTCTCGGTGCAGGAATACTGCGCGACTCGTCACCGCCGCCTCCGACTCGCCACCAGCGCCCCGTTTTGCGCGGCAACCGTGCGCGCTCGCGTTTCAGGATTTAGAAAAGTGCAAAGGACTCGTCACACGTCACACTTCTCGTCACACGCAAGCCATTGACGCTCAGCGGCTGGTGACAAGAGTGATGAGTGAGCAGAGAGAAAAGGTCACAAGTGAGAGCACATACCAGCACGCGCGCCGGTTTTCCGACACAAAACAGCGCAACACTGACACCCCACCCCCGCCGGGGGTAAGGAATCTTTTACAGACTGGCACCGGGCCGAGCTCTCTAGCGTCCCCAAGCCTAATTTCGCGAAATCGGCACCAAAAGTTTCTGACACTTTGACACCACACAGAGATCATGACAGCCGCCCATAAATCTCCGCGGGCTCAAGTGTCCGACCGAAGCGAGCTGCTACGCATTGCTGCGTCCATGCTGCACAACCGAAATTTCCCGTCTGTCTATCCCGAGGACCATCCCAAGCGGACGCCGCGCCGCATAATCGAAGCCGCCAAAAAATCGCAAGACCAACTCCGGGATTGGGCCGTGGAACTGGCAGCCATTGCCCGAAGGATGGACGCACAGACTCCTTCGCCGAGCGTCTCAAGCTCAGCGGCTGCGCTGGGCGGGAAAGGACAACCGTGAGCGCGGAAACTACCCCAGCCCAGGGCAGTCCGCTGGAGCGCATGGATAGGCCGCTGAGAGAAACCGTGAAGCGAATGAACTGCCCGAGTGTGATGCGCGAACACCTGTGGAGCATCGAGCGTGAAGGCATGATCGAATGCCTGTGGTGCTTTGAGCGGCGTCGATCGGAGGATAGAGAGCGGCCGAACGTGCGCGGTCAGCGACTGGCGCAAGAGACGCCACCGAATGCCTGAAACCTTTCGCGCCAGTTCGCTGCACCAAGTGGGTCGGCGTGTCTGGCGCACGTAACCAAACGCGCGAAGCGCCAAACTAATATGAAGACACTGCAACCAGAAGAAACAATGTATGCCCTTTACTGCCGACTGGAGAACAGCCGGGAGTGGTGGGAGCAAGAGACGACCAAAAGCAAGGAGGATGCTGAATACTGGCTCAAGCGAAACCGCGAGCGAGAGACCGGGCGGGTGTATGTGCTCGTGAAGAAAGTGACGACGTTTGAAGTCATCGACGGCGCGGACTCGGAAGCGCCAGATTCGCCGAACGGACAAAGCTGAGCGACGATGACGAGCAAACCGCGAAAGGAAACTGACTATGTGTGACGAATGTGAATACTACGGTTGGATAGGGGAAACGAAATGCCCTGAGTGTGGATATAACCTCGCGCTGCTGACCGGCGCTAAACGCGAGGAAATCGTTCGCTCCAGCGCGGGGATGGGCGGCATAACGGAGCGATGGGAATACGCCGCCGCCGTGGACCGCTACAAAGAAACGGGAACGGTGGAAGCACACGAGGCGATGCTGGCAGCATACGCCCGGCTGAACGCCGCTGTGAGCGAAGAAATGCCGCCCATCGTCTCAAGCTCAGCGGCGACGCCGGGCGAAAGGAGCACCGATGTCCGCTGACCTCCCCAGCCCGGCGCTGTCCGCTGGAGCGCGTGGTTATATTTCCGTCGTTGAAATTCAAAACGGCGCGTTGGATAAGGAATGGAGCGGGCGGAGTGGAGCGGGCGGAGTTCTGACCGTGCTGAGTCTGGGCGCGGGCGTTCAAAGCTCGACTCTCGCACTGATGGCCGCGCGCGGAGAAATCGCGATGCCTGACTGCGCGGTGTTCGCGGACACCCAGGCCGAACCGCCGAGCGTGTATCGCTGGCTCGACTGGCTCGAAAGCCAACTTCCGTATCGGGTGTATCGCGTGACGGCTGGCGACCTCGCGGAAACCTCAACGCGGGTGCGCGAGTCGGAGCGAAGCGACGGCGCAAAGTATCTCTCGCATCTGCTGCCAGCCTACACGCTCGCGCCGGACGGATCGAAAGGAACGTGGTTCCGGCAATGCACGGACAAGCACAAGCTCACGCCTCTGCGGAAGGCGATAGACGCGCTGCGCGGCGAAGCCGCCGCAGTGGTCTGGATTGGGATAAGCACGGATGAAGCAATCCGCATGAAGCCGAGCCGCGTGAAGGGCGTAACCCATGTGTGGCCGCTGATAGACGCGGGCATGAGTCGCCGGAAGTGTCTCGCGTGGATGGAAGCCCACGGATACCCGGTGCCGCCACGCTCAAGCTGCTCGCAATGCCCCTACCACTCGGACGCGGAATGGCGGAGGCTACGCGATAGCGAGCCTGCCGCGTTCGCGGCGGCGGTGGACTACGAGCGCAAGATGCAGGAAGCCGCGGCGAAGATAGACCGGCTGGACGCGGTGCCGTATCTGCACGCCTCGCGGGTTCCGCTGCTCGAAGTAGATTTCAGCACGGACTCGGAACGCGGACAGGGCTACTTGTTCGGGAACGAATGTGAAGGGATGTGCGGCGTATGAACGCGATGCCTTTTGGTCCGCTTGGGCGGCGGGGGTGGGGTCTTGGTTGGGAGATACGCGCCGCAATGGAGCCGAGGAAATATAACGTCTCAAGCTCAGCGGCGACGCCGGGCGGAAAGGATGCCGATGTCCGCTGACCTCCCAAGCCCGGAGTCGTCCGCTGGGCAGCGCCTCATTCCCGCCGACGAACAAACCGGGAGCCCTGAGCCCGTGGAGTCGCCAAGCGCCACCGAAGCCAGAGCAGACGGCTCGGGAGACAGCTTGAAGCGCATGGATTGCCCGACTGTGATGCGCGAACACTTTTGGAGCATCCCTAACAATGGGTGGGTCGAGTGCCTTTGGTGCTTTGAAAGGCGTCGCACGGACGGTGGAAAGCCGTCTGCCGGCGCTAGGAAGCCAGAACGGCGCGCTGACCAACGGAGGAGGGGCTCAATGAAAGACGAGCAAGCCCCTTTTGGTCCAGCAAGTGGTTCGCCGCGCACACGCTCGGCTGAGAACCGCCCCTCCGTAGTTGGGCAGCGCGCCGTTCGCCGCGCGGCGAACAGATGATTGATCGGAAAAATTTCGTCATAACATGACCGCCGAACTTCCACTCCCGCCCGGCCCCGCCACGCCGGCTTCACCCGTGCCCCCCGCCGCCGAGGCTACCGCCGAACAGATTGCCCGCTGGGAATCCCTCTACGACACGAAGCGGCGGCAGCTCTTTCGTTACCTCGCCACGGGCCGCGAGAAAGGCCGGCCGTGCCCGATGGATCATCCCGCACAAATGCCCGGCTGGTGGGCCGCGTGCATGAAGCAGCGAGTGCCCACGAAGATCCTCACCGCCGCACAGCACGCCGCCGCCCAGACCGGCACGCCCGCGAGCGAAGCGCCCGCGCCCGAGCCACCGCCACCCGCGCCCGCCGGAGAACTGGCGCTCACCGAGTCCAGCTACGATTTCCCCGCCCAGGTCGAGCGCCTGCGCGGCGAGCAGCGCCGCATTCAGAGCCAGCTCGACAAAGCGCGCGCCGGAGCGGTCGTGGATGGCGTCCTCGTCGTGAATCAAACCGACTGCGAAAGCCTTTTGCGCCAGTCCCTTTCCCTCACCGCCGAGCTGCGCAAAGCCGAGAACGATCTCAACGCCTGGCTCGTCACCCGCGGCGCGCTGTCCGACACCGCGACGGTGCGCAGCGAAAACGCCCGCATTGCCGGCGCGATCTACGGAGCCGTGCGCCGCCTCGTCCGCAGCGTCCGGCCCCTGCTCACCGGCAAAAGCGACGCCGAGCAGGACCGGCTATGGGACGCTAAAACGCTGGAATGCTTTTCCGCGCTCAAGGCCGCGAAGTTCACCGTCGAGATCCCCGCGGAAACCCCATGAGCGCCGTCGCCGAACTCCGCGAGTTCATCACCTCCACCTGGGCCGATGGCATCCGCGATCGAGCCGTGCAAAACGTCTGGGAGTTCGCCCGAGACCACATCGTCTTCACCCCGAAGATGGGCAACATCACCGGGCCTTACGACCCCGACCTCACGCCCTACACCAAGCTCTTTCAGGAAGCGATCACCAGCGACTTCCGCAACATCCCAGAGGAGGACTGGTGGCTCCGCGGCCTCGCGGAAAAAGGCCAGCGGTGCGACGAAGCCTTCGTCGTGAAAAGCTCGCAATCCGGCCTCACGCAGGGCGCGCTCAACGGCACCATCTACCTCCCACTCCACTCGCCGGGCCGCCTTCTCTACGTCCTCGACAGCGTCCCGAAAGCCAAGAAGGTGGCGCTCACCCGCGTCATCCCTTTCCTCCGCGAGCTGTGCGGATCAGTCATCGCCGACGAGGCCGATCTCAACGCGACCTTCATCGAGCTGATGGACATGATCATGGAATTCGGCGGATCCTACTCGTCCGGTCTCTTCTCGGAAAAGCCGCTCAAATACGCCTTCGCCGACGACGTCGAGTATATGGTCAGCCAGGGCGGCGCCGCCGGCATGCTCGACGGCGTCCACGTCATTGATCACCTCCGCTCCCGCTTCACCACCGCCGACGAATCCTTCCTCGGCGTCTTCTCCAAGCCCAACCTCGAAAGCTCCGAATTCATCGCCAACGCCCTCGCCGGCTCCCAGCATCGCTACTACGTCCGGTGCCCGCACTGCGGCACCCGCCAGATACTCGAACCGGAAAACCTCAACTACGATCACAAAGGCTGCAAAGACCTCGCCGGCCGCTACGATCTCGACGCCGTCGAAGCCCTCACCACCTACCGCTGCGCCAGCGCCGCGCATTGCGAGATCGAGGAAAGGTGGAAGCACTCCATGAACGTCGCCGGCACATGGCTGCCCAAGTCCCGCGAGGCCCGCATCCGCGACGAAGATCCTGCCCTCGTCCCGCGCCGGCTCTCCATGCAGATCAGCGATCTCTACTCCCCTTTCCCGAAGGTGAAGTGGGGCATGCTCGCCCGCATGAAGATCGCCGCGGAAAACAACCCCGCCGCCCTGAAGCATCTCACGACAAACCATTTTGCCCGCCCCTGGCGCGAGTCCGCGATCAGCCTCCGCGCCGACAACATCCGCGCGATCTGCGCCGGCGCGCTGAATCCGCTCACCGGCAAATGGTGGCCCGACGACTGCGACCACGAGGGCAAGCTCAAAGTGCCAGCCTACCGCCGCGGCGAGTGCCCCTTCCGCCCCGTCGCCGTCACCGCCACCAGCGATGTCCAGGGCGACAAGTTCAAATGGATCATCTGCGGCTGGCAGATCGACGGCACCTGCGCCGTCATCGAATACGGAGCCTCCCTCGGCACCTTCGATCTCTACGAAAAAATGATCGACCCCCGCGCCCACGATGGCTCCCCGCTGCTCTCCCTCATCGATCCCGACCGCCCGCTCATCGCCGAGCATGGCCTCGTCGATTCCGGCGCGTTCACCTCGGCGATTTACGATTTTTGCATCCGCACCGGCTGGGCCTGGTATCCGTCGAAAGGCACCGGCGGCATCGAACTCAACGGCCAGATGGTCGCCGGACGCCCCGACTTTTACGAAGGCACGCCGATCCTCCGCTACCACTACCACGATCACGCCCTCAAGACCCTGCTCTACAACGGCAAGATCGCCAAAGCGCACGACAGCAAGTGGCCGCAGCCCCGCCTGTACCTCCCCCACGATCTCACCGACGACTTCATCCTCGAACTCCTCTCTGAATCCCTCCAGCCGAAGCGCACTTCCGGCCGGGCCGTGCGCATGGAATGGATTCACAACTCGCGCATCGGCCCGAATGACTGGGGAGACGCGCTGAAAATGCAGTTTGCCCTCTGGCAGATCGTCGGACCCCAATACCAGGGTGCAGCCGGCCTCAACGTCCGCCACTACGAGCTAAAACCCGCTCCGAACGCATAAGATCATGGACACGCCCAGCTCGACTCCCGATTTGGCGCGTGAGCCGAGCAGATTCGCCCCCCAAAATAAATCGAAATTCTGTATTGACATTAAAGCGAGTCGCCCCCATATTGTTTTCGTCCAACAAGGACAACCGACCGGGCGGAACCCGGTATCTCAAAGAAGAAAATCAAAATGAACATCACCGAACAAAACCTCGCCGCCGCTCTTAAAAGCCTCAAGAAAGAGCACAAGAACAACTGGCTCGCGTTCAATGCCAAAATCGACGCGATCCTGAAAGCGATGGAAAAGCGGAGGGGCTGCACATGGAGCAGCACGGAAGACATTACGGAGCACGTCGCCAACGAAGATTTTGCAGCGGCTGGCTTCACTCCAGCGGAAACCGAAGCACTGACCTTCGTCCTGACCGAGGACTGCATGGGGCAGGCGGTCACCAACACGGAAATGATCGAACGCTGGTTCTGCTACTGTGCCTGAGCCCGAACAATCCCGCCGGGGCCGCCCGCCGCTGCCAGACAGCGAGCGGGCGGATTCCCAAATCCAGCTTCGCGTCACGCGGAAGCAAAAAGCCGCCTACGTGCGGGCCGCGAGCCGGAAAAAGCAGACTCTCGCGGCGTGGGCTTTTGACGCTCTCGACCGGGAATCCGGCTTCGTCTCGGAGTAGCTTTGGCCGCTGGGCGGCGGGGGCCAGGCAGGGTGCTGTAAGCGCGTTCGAGCAGAGCGGCGCTAATTCGGGTAACATCGTAATGAGCACCGCCCGGTTGAATAACAGCCCCGCTTCTTTTGACACCACATCGCGAAGCAGTGCCCTCCCCGAGTTCTACCATACCATAGGGAGTCGAGCGGAGATGCCCGCGAGACCATAGACTCCCGCGACACGAGACCGGCCGCATCTGGCCGGTCTTACCCTTTGACACCCCACCCGCGGCAATGGATGCCGCCATTCTCCTCCGCACCGCCGACCGCAACCTCCGCCGCAAGTTCGCGGCGGACATCCCGGGGCTGATCACCTTTGCCGACGGCCTCGCCACCGCGAGCAAAGCCAGCGCCGTCACCATCACCAGCTCGAACTTCGAGGGCGGCGGCAGTTCCGGCAACGTCACCATGCCCCAGGAGATATGGCTCGCCGCCGCCGAGGAACTGCTCGCCGATCCCACTTTCAACCCGGACGCGGTCGGACGCCGCGCCCCGCGCCTCATCATGCCCGACTACTCCTGCGCCCAGGTATGAGCCGCCCGAAAAAACGCAAAGTCGCCGCACCGAAAGCGGGCCAGCCACTCGCGGCCAGCGGCGGCGGAGGAACATGGGGCAGCTTTTACGAGGCCACGGGCTACTCGACTTCGCGCGCCTACAAGCCCTTCTTCGCGACCGACAGCAAGCACACCCTGACCAGCTTCAACCGCCTGCGCGCGATGAGCCTGGCGCGCTGGGCCTACGTCAACATTCCCGTGCTCAAGGCCGGCGTCGATCTCATGGCCCGCCTCACCGTGGGCACCGGCTTCGAGCCGCGCACACCCGGCCCGCTCGGAAAGCTCTACGACTCCTACTACCTCGCCCGCGCTCGCGCCATCGGCTTTATGGCGGGAGAAAGCATGGATGAGCTGCTCCTCCACGACTGCCGCGCCGTGGATGTCGATGGCGATCTCGGCTACGTCATGACCGAGGACGAAACCGGCGCGGCCAAGCTCCAGGTCATCGAAGGCCACCGCATCACCACGGGCGACACCACCGACGAGCGGTGCGTCGATGGCATATGGGTGGATGCCTTCGGGCGCAAGGCCGGATACAACGTCGCCCTCCCCGGTGGCAAAACCGTCCGCCTCGCCCCGCGCGATTTCCTCTACCTGGCCGAGCGTAACCGCCCCGACGAGCTGCGCTCGATGACCAACTTCGTTCACGCGCTCGCCCCGCTGCAGGACCTTTACGAAATCCTCGGCTTCGCCATGACTTCGGCGAAAAAGAACACCGAGATCGCCGCGATCATCGAAACGCAAACGCCCAACGATCTGCCGCTCGGTGCCCCGCGCGGCATGACCGTCCGCAGCGCCGTCGCCGCCAGTGGCGACCAACCCGCTGCGCCAGCCGTGCAAGTCACCTACGAGCAGGTCACCGGCGGCGGTGGCAAGATCCCCATCCTCCGCCCCGGCGAGACATTCAAGAGCTTCGCCCACGCCCAACCCTCCCCGACCATCGCCCAGTGGAGCGACTTTCACTTGCGCGGCATCTTCGCCGGCTACGGCCTGCCCTTCGAGATCGTCCTCAAGCCCGAGCTGCTCGGCGGTGCCGCCTACCGCGGCGTGCTCGCCATCCTCCGCCAGCGCCTGCAGCAGCGCCGCAACAACCTGGTGTTCCCCAAGCTCACCCGCAGCCGGTTCTGGATTCTTTCCCGAGGCATCAAACGCGGCGAAATCCCCTACGACCCGGCGCTCTTCCGCGTGGAGTGGCAGCCGAAGTTTGTGGACATCACCGTGGATGCCGGACGGGAATCCCGCGAGCGCCGCGCCAACGTCCTCGGCGGGCTCGACACCTTCACCAGCTACGACGCCGAGAACGGCAACGACTACCTCGGCATCACCCTGCCCGCCCGCGAGGCCGAGATGGCTGCGCAGTGCGAAGCCGCCAAGCGCCTCGCCGAGAAATATCCGGGACTCGGATTCTCCGCCGCCCTCGCCCGCATCGCCCTTCTCACCCAAGGCGCAAGCGAAGGCAACCTCGCCTCGGCTGCACCGGTGCAGCCCACCCCATCTGACGCATGAAAACCTTCGCCCTCACCTCGCCCATCGCCCTCATCCGCCCGCCGCACTTCGCCGCCGCCGCCGCCAGCGCCGCCGCCCTGCTGAATAACCCGCGCTTTGCCGCCCGCTCCGACGACGACGAGGACGCGATGTGGTGGGAGGTCGAAGACCTTTACGGCGCGCCACTGCCCAAACCGGAGACCGTGGGCAAGACCGCCATCATCCCCATCAAAGGCGTCATCACCTCCGGACTGCATCCCATCTACCGCGTGATCGGGTTCGCCGATACCGAGCAGATCGCCGGCTGGGTCCGCGCCGCCGCCGCCGATCCCGCGATCGAGGAGATACTGCTCCGCATCGACTCGCCCGGCGGAATGGTCACCGGCACGCCCGAACTGGCCGCCGCCGTCGCCGCCGCCGACAAGATCAAACCCGTCGCCGCGCACACCTCCGGCATGATGGATTCCGCCGCCTACTGGATCGCCTCGCAGGCCCGCGCCATCTGCTGCACCCCGAGCGCCGATGTCGGCTGCATCGGCGTTTATCAGGTCTGCTACGACGAGACCGCCCTCATCGAGGGCTTTGGGGTAAAAGCCACGATTTTCAAGTCGGGCGACCTCAAGGCCGCCGGACATCCGCACATCCCCATGAGCGAAGCCCAGGCCGCGCACCTCCAGGCGGAGATCGACGCCATCGGCGTGCAATTCCGTGCCGCCGCCACCGCGCGCCGCCCCATCGATGAGGACTCCATGCGAGGCCAGTCCTTTCTCGGCACCGAGGCCCTCGCCCGGGGGCTGGTGGACGATGTCTGCACCATCGAGGGCCTGCTTTCCGTTTGACAACCCGCCGAAGACAACATGGGCCTTTTTTCCTCCTCCGCCACTCTTGAGCAGCGCGTCGCGCAGCTTGAGTCCGACCTCGCCGCCTCCGCCGCGCAGGTCTCCACCCTCACCGACGACCTCGCCACCGCCACCCAGCGCGCTCTTACCGCCGAGGGCCTTGCCGCGGAGCTCCCCGCCGTCCGCGCCACGCTCGCCACCGCCGAGGAAACCGGCACCCGCCTCACGGCTCTCGTCTCCGCCTTCGCCTCCGTCCTCGGTCTCACGCCCGATTCCCTCGCTGCGATCACCGTCGAGACCGCGCCCGCCGCCTTCGCCGCCGCCTTCGAGGCCCGCGCCGGAGCCCGTGCCGTGGAGCTGGCCGCCAGCCAGGGCGTCCCCGCCATCCCCACCGAGCCCTCCGGCACCGTCGCCGATTCCGACGAGGCCATCTACGACCGCTTCGCCGCCGCCGACTCCGCCGAGGCCACGCGCATGTTTCAGGACGCCACCCTCGGCCCCGTCATCCGCCGCGAATCCGCCCGCCGCCACGCCGCCGCGTAACCCCTCTCTCTCGCCCGCAACCAACCAACCAACCAACAACCTAAGACTTTATGGCTACAATCAACTTCGACGACAAGATTTTCTCCCGGGAAATTCTCAACCAGGTCACCAAGCGCCTCGCGCCTCTCCGCGCGTTCGCCCGTGATTTCAGCATGGACGCAAAGAACGTGGGCGACGCCATCGCCGTCCCGCTCATTGGCGCAGCCACCGCCACGACCTTCAGCCAGTCCGACAACTCGGGCAACCCCTACGAGCAGTCCGGCGGCAACGTCTCCGCGATCACCGTTTCTCTGAATGAGAACCACATCGTGCCCGTGGACATCACCGATCTCCAGGCGCTCAACCAATCCCCGGCCCGCGCCGAGGTCTTCGCCGTGCAGGCCGGCTCCGCGCTTTTCAACCGCGTATTCGGTCGCATCACCTCGCTGGTCACTTCGGTGAACTTCGGCGCGATCGTCACCACCCTCGCCACCGCGAGTTGGACGCTCACCACCCTCCGCGCCCTCAAGCTCGTCCTCGAACAGCGCGACGCCGGCGTGGACCGCCGCTCGCTCTTCATCCCCGTGGAGATCGAGGACACCGCACTGCTCGGCAACACCGCCTTCAACGCCGCGATCAACTACGGCGGAGCCGAGGCCATCCGCGAGGGCCGCGTGCCGCGCGCCATCGGATTCGATGTCTATGCGCTCAACCAGATCCCGACCAACGGCATCTCGCTGACCGCCTGGGCGCAGACGCCCGACGCCATCGCCGTGGCCATGCGCCTCAAGCGCCCGCAGGACCTCTCCATGCTCGCCGCCTACGAGGAACTGAGCGATCCCGGCACCGGTTTCGCCTTCACCTACCGCCGGCACTACAACCCCGGCTCGGGCAAGCATCACATCAACATGGAAGTGCTCTTCGGCATGACCCAGGCGATCACCCTCAACCTCGCCCTCGCGACCAAGCCGTAACTCCACCTTAAACGTCCGCTGCGCAAGGCTAGCTGCGCAGCGGCGGAGTTTCTCCGGGGCCTCCCAGTGGCCTCAAAAGAAAACCCGAAAGCCCGACCGCTAGCCCGGTCGGGCTTTCCTTTTGCACCCATGAATCCACAGAAAATCTCCCTCGCCATCATCACCGGCAACATCGGCGCGCCGATGATGAACCGCTTCCTCGATCACTTCTGGCAGGTCGCCGACGAGATCATCGTCGTCCGCGCCATCGGCGACCAGCCGCCCGACGAAAGCCTCGACGTAGCCAAGGCGCGCGGCTGCGTGGTGGGGGAATACTTGAACTACACCGAAGAGCGCCCGGATTTTGATGAAGAAACGGGGCTTCGCAGCATGGACATGAGGATGCCCAGCGACCCCGCCTACTGGCCCCATGTGGATAACTTCGCCGCCGCGCGCAATCTCGCGTGGAGCATGGCCACCGGAGACTGGATCATGTGGGCCGATACCGACGACATCATCACCCCGGAGGCCGCTGCCGCCATCCGCGCCGCGATCGAGGAAAAGGGCGAGCGCTTCGATATGTTGCAGACCCCCTACTGCGTCCCAGATGCCGGCCTGCTCGACAACCCGCGCGAGCGCGTGGTCCGCCGCGGCATCGCCCGCTGGGCGCAGCCCGTCCACGAATGCCTCGAACCCATCGACCCCGCGGCGAAGTGGCGCACCGCCACCTGCGCCGAGGGCCGCATCGTCCACGATCCCGGCCCCCGCCCGCCCGCCGCGCGCAATGGCCGCAACCTCCGCATCCTCGAAAGCCTCCCGCCCGACCAGCTCACCACCTCCCTGCGCTACCATCTCTTCGCCGAGCTTTTCGCCATGGGGCGCAAAGCCGAGGGCGCGCTCGCCGCCGAGCAGTTCCTGCTGCTGAAAGACGCCGGCCCCGTCGAGCGCTTCGAGTGCGCGCTCTCGCTTTCCATGGTCGCCGAAGATCCCGCCGACAAAGCCCAATGGCTCCAACTCGCCTGGCACGAATGCCCCCACCGCCGCGAGCCGCTCGTGCTGCTCTCCAATCTCGCCCTCAACGCCGACGATCCCACCCGAGCCGAAGCCTACCTCCGCGCCGCCTCCGCCCTCCCGCTCCCGCAGCCCGCCCCGTGGAATCTCCGCCGCAAGATGTGGGGCTGGCAGTTCATCCAAGAGCAAGCCCGCGTGCTGCGCACCCAAGGGAATTTCCCCAAAGCCGAGGCGCTGGAAACGAATCACTTCCGCCGCCACGGAGCCCGCATCTCCCTTCTCCACGCCACCCGCGGACGCGCGCAGCAGGCCATCGAAACCCGCGCCCTCTGGCTTGAGCGCGCCGCCGATCCCGACGCCATCGAGCACATCTTCGGCCTCGATCCCGACGACCCCGAAGGCCCCGCACTCGGCGGCTTCCGCCACATCATTCAGGACTCCCACGACGGCGGCCCCTGCGGTGCATGGAACATCGCCGCCACCGTCGCCGCGGGCGAAGTCTTCGTCCAAGTCTCCGACGACATGATCCCCCCGCAAGGCTGGGACCGCGCCATCCTCGACGCCCTCGGCGTGACCACCGTCCCCGCCGTCCTCCGCGTCTCCGACGGACACCGCACCGACGGCCTCATCGTCCTCGCCATCGTCACCCGAGCCTGGTGGAAGCAAGAAAGCTACCTTTTCCACCCCGCCTTCTTCAGCATGTTCAGCGACAACTGGCTCACCGAGTGCGCGCAAAAAGCCGGAGCCATCATCGAAGCCCCGCACCTCGTCTTCGAGCACCGCCACCCCGTCTTCACCGGGGAGCCCATGCACCCGACGACCGCAAACAGCAACAGCCTCCTCCACTACGCGACCGGGGCGAAGATCCTCGCCCAGCTCCGCGCCGGCCGGGAGGCATTCACCTGGCGCGACATCCCCGGATGCGTCCTCGACCCTTCGCCCGCAAAGGTCCACGCTCGCATCATCGGCCAGTTGGAAGCGCCCGTCTGCGTCGAGGTCGGCGTCGCCAATGGCCGCGGGCTCGCCTGTATGGCAACGCTGGCCGAGTTCCGCGGGGGCCGCGCCGTTGGAATCGACACCTTTTTGGGGACTCCCGGTGAGTCCGAGGGCTACCCACCGGACATGATGGCTCGGAGCTTTGAAAACATCGCCCGCTGTTCCATCGACCATATCACCGGTCTGCGCTGCGCTTCCAGCCTCGAAGCTGTCCAGGATATTCCGGACGCCGCTTACGACTACGTCTTTCTCGACGCCGCCCACGACTACGAGAGCATCCGCGCCGACATTGCCGCATGGTGGCCCAAGATCAACCCCGGCGGATGGCTTGCCGGCCACGACTACACCGACGCCGAGAGCGTTCGCCGAGCCGTCGATGAAGCCTTCCCCCACGCCGAAAAGCTCGGCACCTGCTGGCTCGTCCAGAAGCCCCTCGCATGACCACTTTGCCCGCGGCACTCACCGCCCAGCCCCTGCCTCCGTCGTGGAAT